GACCCTCGTCGAAGTGTCGAGAACCGAAGCATAACCATCGGGTGTTGGGTGTAAGATGACAGGTGCTGATAAAACAGCATAGGCCACCATCACCCAACACCCATCACCTAACACCTTTATATTATGTATAGCGCAAAAGAAAAACTATATCACTTCCGCCAGCTCGCCAATCCGCTGGCAGCCGAGGCCGACCTTAGCTTGCTGCACGGTAAGAATCCGCAGAGTACGGACTTCACGCGCTTCGACCTCGCACCAAGGAAGAATGCCGAGGATATTCTGTTCGCTCTGCTCGATGTAGCCGACCACGACGACATCGTGCGCAACCGGCGTGAATTCTTCTCGCAGCAGCCGGCAGACAATGAACCTCCAACGAATCCCGACGGCAATCCCGTTGTTGACGGTGAGGGCAGCGAGAACCCAACGAATCCCGACGGCAATCCCGTTGTCGACGGTGAGGGCAGCGAGAACCCGACAGACCCCAAAGACACCCCTGTTGAAAGCCCTGTGGATAACTCTACAGAAGAAGGAGGAGAGGATAAGTCGCCGAAAAAACCAGTCACTCCAAAAAAAAAGAAGAAGAGTACCCGCAAATAGACTGGACCAATCTTGACGATGCAGATGTGCAGATGGCTACTGTCATCTACAACGACCGCATCAACACATGGCGAAAGATGAAGCAGCTCGACGAACTGCTGGAGACAAAGCCCACCGCACAGGCCGTAGCCGAAATGGCAGAACTGCGCATCCGCAATCTTCAGGCATTCGCCGAGCTGCAGTCGTTCAACGATACGGGCAAATATCTCTGCAAGCATCCGATACTGTTCGGCCGCTCCGAGATAGCACGGCTCATCAAACTCCTCAAGGCTGACCCCGCCGAGTTCCTGCGCCGGCATAAGAACGTGCTTGACAATATCAAACGTTACCGTTCCTACCTCAAGCGCAGCGACCGAAAGGACTACCATGCAGCTGACCGAAAGAACCTCAAGCGGCATCAGGAGCGCGAGAGATTATTTAGAATGGTTCTTGAACAACAAAACAAATAACAACAATGGGAAATAGTATAAAAGTTTTTAATTTGGGCAATCTTCCTACTGCCCCGCTGGACTCTTTTATCGAACTTCAGGAAGATTTTAAAAAACCTGATGCAGACAAATTATCGAAGTTGCAGATGCTCATCATCACACGTGGCTTCAAGTATTCATTCAAGGTATGGAAAGCTCCTGATGGTAAACTGTGGATTATCGATGCGCACCAAAGGCGGAAGGCTCTGTTAGGGCTCCGCTCCTATGGATTTCATATTCCAGAAATACCCTACGAGGAGATTCAGGCTTCCAACAAGCGAGAGGCTGTGGAGGAAATAGCCGCCTACAATTCTGAATTTGCACAAAAGAATCCTGACACGCTGCTTTTCACGAAATACAACATCAATGGAGATGACCTTGCCAAGTTTAATCTTGGATATGAAGTCAAACAAACAGATTTCTCCATTGGCAGAGAAAAACTGTTCTCCGCAGAAACGGATATGTCTGAAATAGATGAGGACACCGTTGATATAGTTCCGCAAGACAATGATTCGGCGGTGTTTGTCCGCGCCGGCGACATTTTCCGTCTTGGAAATAACCGGTTGATGTGCGGGGACTGCCGTGCAAAGAAAGATGTCGCAGCCTTGATGAATGGAAGAACAGCCGACATGATCCTTACGGATCCGCCATATAATGTCAATTATGAAGGCGGAGGGGAAGGCAAACTCACCATCCAGAACGACTCGATGGAGAATGACCTGTTTCTTCGGTTCTTGCAGTCTGTGTTCAACGTGATGTTTGCCATTGTCAAGCCTGGTGGCTCTTTCTATGTTTTCCACGCGGATTCTGAAGGGGAAAACTTCCGCAGGGCCATACGGGAGGCAGGCTTCAAGATAGCCCAGTGTTGCATTTGGGTCAAGGACTCTCTTGTCATGGGCCGGCAGGACTACCAATGGCAGCATGAGCCATGTTTGTATGGATGGAAGCCCGGGGCTGCCCACTTCTGGAATGCAGACAGAAAGCAGACCACTATATGGAATTTTGACAAACCAAAAGCCAACAGGATACACCCGACAATGAAGCCTATTGCCCTGATGGCATATCCGATAACCAACAGTACAAAGAATGGTGATGTCGTTGTGGACTTGTTCTCAGGCTCCGGTTCTACCATCATGGCATGCCAACAGACCGACCGCATTGGCTATGGCATGGAGATAGACCCGAAGT